AAGCGTATCAAGCAATGACATGACGTAATCGGTTCCGCTGTTATCTAGCGACGAGTCAAACACCTCATCTAGTATTAACAGATTCGTGGCGACACTATTCTTCATCTTAGCGATTGTTCTCCACGTGAACAACAGCGCCAAGTCAATACGTTGCTTCTCTCCCTCGGAGAAAGACGAATAACTAAATGCGTCTCTATGTCTAGACTTTATCGTTTCATCAAACTTCTCATCCAGATTAAACTGAACGAAGAAGTCCATTGCTTGCAGATATTTATTCACCAATTTATTGATAACTGGAAGATACTGCCGAATAATCTTAGTCTTAATACCAGTGTCCTTGAGTAGCGTCGAGACAGCGTCCATGTAATGCTTTTCTTCATTTAGTTTCGCTCTCGTAGCATTCTGAGTCATCACATCTTTAGCATACAGTTTCAACTTTGCCCTTTCTTCATCGATATCACCAGTCTTAGAAGTGATGTCTGAGAGTTCTAAATTCAATGCCTGTATGATTCTTTGTTGAACGATAATCTCATTGTTGTGTCCGAGGATTGCAGTATTTAGTTTTGCTATTTCGTTTGAGGTTTCCGCATCTTTCGCGACCAAGACGTCAAGTTTCTTAAATTCACTCTGGAGTTTCTCCATTCCAGTAGAGAGTTCTTCGATTTTCTCCTGTCGGGATGATACGATGGTTTCTTTATGATCGTGAGCAATCCCTTGCCTACACGTCGGACATTCATCTGTTTCATTGTAGAAGTCCACCTCCTTTTGAAGTTCGCGGAGTTGGGTGGAAAATTTGGTCTTGAATTGTTCGAGTTTCTTTTGCTTGAGCGAGAGGTCTCCGAGGGACGAACGGGCAAGTTCTTGCGCCTCCTTTTCGCCTTCCAAACTATTGGTGAGATTCGTAAGATTTGATATTTTCTGTTCCCCCTCAGAAATACGTCCCAGTATCTCGTCAACTCTCTTTTCCCTATTAGTTTCTAAAGTCTCTACATATTCTTTCTGTAGTGTCGCCTTCTGCTTCAATACCTCAAGTTGATTCTCGGCATTCTTCAGTGCGTCTTTAAGTTCGTTTTGCTTATCCTTTAGAACCTGATTCATAGTAGTAAAGATTTGAATATCAAGCAGATCTTCAATAATTTCTCTTCTAGTTCCAGGAGGCAACTGCATAAATGGAGTAAAGGAAGCAGAACCAAGAATAACAATTTGAGTAAATGACTTGTAATTCAACTTTAGAATAGAATCCTCAAGATACTTTTGAGTATCTCGCATCGCTGCGTCTTGATCTACCAGATCTCCATTACAATAGATCTCGAAAATGTTTGGTTTAATACCTCGGACCACCTTGTAAGACTTGGTCCCGATAGTGAATTCAATCTGAACCTCCATCTGCTTCTTATTGATAGAATTGAGCAGTTGGGGTTTATTAATATTCCGGAATGGTTTACCGAACAATCCGAAACAGATTGCATCTAACATTGTTGACTTGCCGCTACCGTTCTCGCCAACCACCAACGTGCTAGATGATCTGTCGAGTCTAATCTCAGTAAATTGACTTCCTGTTGATAAAAAATTTCGCCATCTTAGACTATTAAAAATGATCATGCTGTAATACTCTGTGCCTCAACATACAATGTTTGTAGAAGTTTCTTGATCTTATCTTTATCAAGATCAGTCTGCACTGTTTCCACAAAATCCGACAGAACAGACATCGTATCTTCTACATTAAGTTCTTCTTCATCTAGATTCTCAGTTTCAAATTCAGAAAAATCTTCAATAATCTTTAACTCTAACAGATTGCAGTCATACAATTTATCTACGAATCTATCGAACTTATAGAAGTCGTTCTTCTTCACTACAATGAGACGAACGCAAGTTCCCACAATCTGACTCAGATCAATGTTATCAATATCCTCGACGGTATCGTCATAGTAGATCTTGTGAAAGATTCTAAAAGGATTCTCGAAAAATTCTATCTGATTAGTTTCCGTATCATAGATGTGATACCCTCGAGGATCATTAAAGTCAGACCAAGTAAACTCATAAGTATTACCCAGATAGACAATATTACCATTACGACTACGATGATGAAAATGCCCACTACAAACAAGAGGGAACTTATCGAAGCAGACCGTATCCATTCCATGATCGTTTTTATGTCCGCGATACATTTCGAATCCTGCGAACTCGAAGTGTCCGAAGACTGCTTGCGCATTGGATGCATTTACCACCTCCATTGTTTGGTCATAGTTGCCCGAACAAATCCAAGGAACAAGCAACAGATTTTTACCAGCGACAACTATCTCTTCTGCTTCTGAGTAAGTAGTAATATTATCATAATCACGAAGTAGTAAATCTAGTGAGTTTACATCGTTGGTATTTTTAAAAAATGTGTCATGATTACCAGCAATCATGTGCACGTCGATATCTAATTCTCTGGTTCTGTCGAAGAAATATTCTTTACACTTCTTCAGCGTATTATAATTTATAAACTTGCGGCGATCAAATACATCGCCGAGGTGAATGATGGTCTTGATTCCTTCTTTCTCCAGATGCGGGAAGAAGGTCTCTGTGTAAAACTTGTTAAAGAAATTATCAAATGGGATAGAATCTGATCTAGCACCAAAGTGTGTATCTGTAATCAAAGCAATTCGCATAGTAATCCTCAAATATCTAAAGAAGAATCATCTTTCTTGTCGAAGTATTTCGGTCTTCTTTTAGTAGTTTTCTTACTCTCATCGGTGTCTTGCGCAAGATCTAGTCCTGACTGATCAATTTGTTTCCTGAGATAAGAGATGAATTCATTGGTGTGTTCAGAACCATCTGGGTTCTCTGAGATAATATCGCTGATGTCAATGTTCTGAATGTAACGATACTTCGTTTGAAGGTGCTTCTTTTCCTTGCTAATACGACGCAAGAAAGCATAGTATGAAATTTGAGTAAAATACGCGAAGGGATTTCTAGACTTTTCTGGATCGAAGTTGTCAATGTAAGTAATACAATTTTCGATTGCATCGAGGATCATCTCTTCACGGAAAGTGTAGTTCCTGAAGTTGCTTTTGTATGCGAGGTGGTTTGCGATCTTAACAAAACATTCACCGATGTAGTTCGGCACTCTGGGTTTTTCTTTACCGTTTTCTTTCGCTTCTAATACTGCAGTTCGATGCTTAATCATCGCCTCCAGAAACTCAGCATTATTCACATAATGTATGTTGTTGGATTTTTTCGCCATAATGTGTATTTACCTCAATTAACGTTAAATTCATCATACTATAAAATTGATTGTTTTTCAATACTTTTTTAAAAAAAAGACTTGACTGCAGCGACAAAAGGGAGTATAACGACTATGTCGCCTTTTGAAATAAATGGCTTCTAATTAATAGTATTATTACCACCAATTAAGTGTCTGAGTATAGACAACTCTTCCTCTTCTTCTTCCTCTGGAATAGAAGGGGATGCGAAATTAATTTTCTCTTGGGGGTGATTTTTTACAAATATCTCATATTTCTCAATGATAGTATGGTTGAGATTTGACGCAGTAATCAAACTGTCGACATTTATAATATATGAGGTGTCATTTGTCATCTCGATCCAGTGTTTGAACATGAATCCATTGGTCAATTTTTCATCAATTTCCATCTGATAACTTTGGATCACGACAGGATTATATATCTCTACTGTTTCTCTACGCATGAGATCTTCGTTTCTCTGTATCATACAGCGACAAACGAGAACATCCCCTGTTTTTAGTTTTAGAACTTTGTGGTAATTAGTCATCTATTTTCAACCGCACGAGTTTATATTCAAACCCCTCTTCATTATATATTTTGATTCTTTCGACCATATGATTGAGAGTATAATTCTTCTTAGACTTCCAAGACAAATCGTCGCCGATGTCAAATAAGTTACACTTTTCTTTTTGGTTTCCTCTGCGCAATCCACGACCGATACTTTGCAGGTTTCTAATGCGCGACTTAGAGGGAGAGGCGAATACTACGTTGTGGAGATTTCGTATGTTAATCCCTGTCGAGAAGGTACCATAAGAGGCAACAATAATCGCATCGGTTTCTTTCTCAGTTATCTCGCGGATCTTCTCTCTTTGCTGCGTATCAGTTCCCCCATACACGAAGAAAACTCTTCTGTCCTTTCCGACCTTGGTATTGATCATCTCATACAGAATCGATCCATGTTTCTCAACATATTGGAACAAAACCAGAGTGTTTCCTTTTTGTGTCGTACTGAGATTCCGGATGATAACATTTCGCTTGTGGTTCTGAACGATCCAATCCATTTCCTCCTGATAGGAGAAATTCTTAACTTGTTTTTTGGTTTCTTCTGGATAGTCCAAGACCAAACATGTGATTTTAAGTTCCGCGAGTTGTTTAGTATCCATTAACTCTTTCGTGGAGGTAACTCTGTGGACTTTTCCGAACAGACCCTCTAGAACAAGTTTATGCGTCTTGGTTCCGTCAAGAGTACCAGTTGTTCCTATACGAAACTTGGTTTTCGTGCACTTATTGAAGATTGAGGTGAGGGACTTTGCTTTAAACAAGTGCGCTTCGTCGCCATAAATCACATCAAACTCATCGAAGAACTTTTTTGGCAACTTGTAGATAGATTGCCATGTCGAGATCACAATCTGCGCTTGATTTGATTTTTCAAATCCCGAGTAGATCCTCGCGCAATTATCTGCTGCTCGCCAATCTGTTTCTGATGCATAATCTGCGAAATCCTTATACATCTGTTCAACGAGTGATGTTGTTGGGACGATGATCAGTTGCTTTCTTCCAAACTGTTGATGGTATCGCATCAACAGATAAATGATCAAAGACTTACCCGATGCAGTAGGCGACAACAGTAGAGTTCTACCGATTCGCAGAGCATACTTAACAGCATTCAACTGATAATCTCGCACCTCGATCGGATTGCCTTGTGAATGTAGGTTTAAATCTTTGGCGAACTGTTCGAGGTATGGAATATCAACTGGGTCACCGATGCGTTCAATATCAACATCGACACTATATTCCATTTGATCGCAGAACTCTCTTAGGTATGGAAGCAATCCTACGTAGAGTTCTTTGGTGAATATATTGAAGAGTCTTGCCTTACCATCCCATAATCTTGCCTTATACGTTGGCATAAAACGTGCGCCAGGAACGTCGAATGTGAAATACTCATTGAGTTCTGCCGCAATCCCAGGATCGCAGTCGATATTCAAATATACTTCATTATGTTTGGTTACTTTTATGTCTGGCACTACATCAACCCGTTTGTGAATTTTGTCCATTCAATTGCATTCTTAATTTCCCATGCTCTACCATTCAGTGATCTGAGAATTTGCTCTAATTGGAACACCATAGTCTTTAGATACTCGACCTTATCTATAGCAGTAATGATGTCGTCATCACAGGCAATAAAATCTTCGAGTTCGTTCTTGAGTGGTTTGTTTCCTTGGTATTGATTCCAACCAAGATCCTCTAATTCATCGCGAGTCATCTCGCCACGAAAATACCTAATCTTAACTCTACGCAAGCGCAAGTAATCTGCCTCAGATTTTCTGAGTTGCAGTTTGGCATTCGTCAAATAACTGAGATATTTTGAGTGGAGTTCTGCGGTTGTTATTGATGACTTGCCGAGATCTAGTTCGTCGATCTTGCAGTCTTTCTTCCACGATTCTTGGATTTCTGTCAATTTCATAATGCCTCACAATAAAAAATAATACAAGTATACTATAATTTCACAGAAAAGTCAAACAGTTTCTATCTTATAATGTCTATATTTGAAGGTCGCAATACCTGTAAGATAATCTGTTTGTCCTGTTGAGATATCGAAGTTAAGTCCCTCTAAACTGATAGGAAATACATCGTAGTAGGTAATCTTAACATTGGGATTGTTATCAGAATCTAGGATAAAGAAATCCGCATCTGAGAAATTGGTTACTGCTGCCAATTTATTTTCAGGAACTCCTGGAAATCTGTACGATTGGGATGCTTGATACTGCTTATACTGTTCGTGGTTTTCTGGAAACGAGAGACCAATCATCCAATTATATAGTTCCAAATAATTTTGCATATTTTCCTGAACGAGGAACTGAATTATCAATTCTCCGTAACTGGGTTTCTCTCCTGGATTGAACAATCTTGAGAGGGGAGTATCAGTTTCTGTG